CTGCGTCTTCATCTCCAGCAACACCAGGCTTGAATATTGCCCAGGTTGTTATTGCTGAGTAGTCAGCGGTTTCTTTTTTGCTAAAAGCTGTATCGTAAGACTGTATGACGTAGCTGTAAGGTGGCACATCTCCATCTTCCCATCGATTCCACCACTCTCTTTTGACTATGGACCCAGCTTCAGCTGTAGGATTCTGTAGCCACTGACTGTTCCATTTGGCGATCGGTAAGGATGCCTTAACAGATAGCAGCTCTTCTTTTTTCCAAAACTCTGGCCATAAGGGTGTTTCTGTCTCCGGCATAATTGCTGGAAACTCTACAATCTCCCATTGGTCCGCGTGATCTGCGCTTTGGTTCTTTAATACTTTACCAACCAGGTCTTTTGTGGACCATCGCGTCATAACTATTATAATTATTCCGCCAGGCTGTAAACGCTGTCTAGGTCCAGATGTATACCACTCATAAGCCGACTCCATTGCTGTCGGTGACAAAGCATCTTGCTCAGAATGAGGGTCATCAATAATCAATAGATCCGCGCCACGACCTGTAATCGCACCGCCCACACCAGCATAGAATGATTCACCTTCCTGGTTAGTGGTCCATCGTCCAGCCGACTTGTTATCTGCCTGGAGCTTTAGATCTGGAAAAACTTTTTGGTAGTCCTCACTGTCAATAATGTTTCTGACTTTACGGCCGAACCTAACAGCAAGCTCCGCGGTGTGTGTTGTTTGTATTATCTTTAAGTCGCCACGCAAACCCATCATCCAGCTTGGAAAGTAGGTACTAGCAAACTCAGACTTTGAGTGCCTGGGTGGCAGACAAACTATCAACCGTTTCAATTTGCCCTGGGCAATCTTGTTAAACTTCTCGCCTATTATCTTATGGTGTCGCCCTTCAATAAATTCTGGCCAAAGATGTTTTACATAACTGATAAAGTCGCCCTGGCACTTATCTTGTAATTCTATCTGGTCATATCTGTTTAAAAGCGCAACAGCTTCTGTTTTGTCTTGTTGTGACAGAACATCAAAGTCTTTTAGTGAGATCTCAGGCATATCTTACGACTACACCTCGTGCCATGGCTCGTCTTTCCATAACAAGCCTTCAGCCTCACGTCGTCTTATCAAACCCTGGAGTGTCTCACCTCCGGCTTTGTTCCATCTTTTCATTTCGCTTGGCACTTTGTCGTGCTGGCCTTCATTCAAGACACGAAGCAAAGTTGAGCTGCGAAGGTTGGAACCTCCCAAGTTGAACGTCCAGGCCACTAAAGCGTCGAATTGATTTTGCTCAAGCGGCACTTCTACGCATTTATTTACTTCTTCTTCAAACATGGCTACGTCTTCAAGCAATAAAGCATCTGCCCGTTCTTGTGATATTTCCATATCCATAGATACACCAGAAGTCGAACCGTATCCGATCGTAGGCACGCCAGCAGAACACTTGTATGCTTTCAGTTCGCACCCTTCAAATTTTTTTATAAGCGCAAGACCTTCTTGCGAGATTTCCATATTGTTCATGTTATTCTCCCCAAACTTTAACTTTTTTCCCGCCGTGATATTGGACGGCATGGCCCTCATTGATAAGTATTTGGCAAATATCTTTGCCATCTTCCGTATAAGGGATACCCAAAATTCTACCATATTTACCTTTGCCCAAAGATTTGACTTTGAAGCTACCTTTGCAAAGCTCTGCCAATCTTACTTTTGCAGCTTTACCCATGAGCTTTTCTTTGGCTCTTTCTGGGTAACGCTTCGTGTTGATTCTAGATTCGGGGGTGTCAATACCCGAAAGGCGAACACGCTGTTTGTGTAATTTTACATCAAAACCCAGGTCCAAGACGCAATCAAAGGTGTCTCCGTCTATAATTCTGTCAAGGGTGGCGTTGTAAACAAACGAATCCGGTGCATTGCTAATAGTTTCTTTTCTCCATTGATCTTTAAAATCTGAAATATCTTTTGTCATTTTTTCTCCTCTACCACAGGAGGTTCGTTATCTTGCTCTCTATAGTATTCAATTATTGCTAAAACATTGGTTATGTATCTTTTTAACTCAGCCATATTCATGCTGAGTGATTCATACCCCTGGGTGCTAAGAGCGTAGTAAGCTTCGGGTGGCGCTTTGCCTTCTTCCACAAGCTTCAAATATTCTGCCATTAACTCTGGTGTAAGGACCCTCCAAGTCAGATCTTGCATATTTACCTCAAGCGGCATTGGAGGGTGGTACATCGGTGCGGGTAAAGTAATTGTTTTAACTTCAACCGGTTGTGTACGGGGCAGCAGTGAGCAGCTGCACATGAGGAAAGTTAAACTAATTAGCAGTAGGTTTTTCATCAAACATATTTGGGTTTGTAAGCGCCACAAAATCTTCTCCGACTTTTTTGGTGCCTTTGTTAATGACCTTTTCTATCAAACCAGGCTTAGCTAAAGCTAGGTTGCCAAGGCTGTGTCTTTGGAAGGTATTTCTGAGCTGGTTGACTTCACGCATAGACTCTTGGTTTTGTGCTGTTAGTGCGTTGATCTGCTCTGTGGTTTCTTTTTGTTTTGCCAGGTAGTTATCAATAGATGCGTTTTGTTCTTCAATCTTGCCTTCTAAAATAATAGAGTTAGCCTTCAATGTGGCTATCTCGTTTGCTTGATACTTAATGTAAAAAGCAGAACCGCTGGCAACTACAATTAAGAGGCCGGTGGCAGCTGCTGCAAGTTTGAATCCCATGTATACACCCTCAGTTTACTTTCTTTCCCCTTAACTTTAATCGGTTTTAGTTCTTTTAGCAAATATTTGCAAGCTTTTGCACATTCGTATCCTATGATTATATCAACACCAGCTTCTTTTGTGGCAGATTCATACCTGGCAGCTTCGTTAACACAATTGCCGATTGCTGTGTAATCGAACCTGGTTGAGCTTCCCATATTTCCTACACAGGCGGATCCGGATTGAAGGCCTACACCTATGGCAATTTCTTGGTCCATTGTTTCATTAAGTTCTTTGATTCGTTCTTGGATTCTCACCGCAGCTTCTATCGCTCTGTCTTCATGCCTGGCTAAATCCAAAGGTGCCGAAAAGATACCCATGCAAGCATCGCCGATAAACTTGTCAATCATTCCGCCTGAACGCTGTATTTCCTCGACCTGGATCGTCAAGGTAGTGTTCATTATGTGTGCCACCTCTTCTGGAGTCATTTTTTCACTCATTGAGGTGAAACCACGCAAATCTGTAAACAAAAACGTGCAATATCGCAATTCACCACCTAATTTAAGCAAATCAGGCTGTTTTTGGAGCTGTTTGACTTGTCTAGGGTCCAAATAATGCTCAAATTGCTTCTTAATCTGCTGTCTGAGCTTAAATTGTTGCCTGAAATTGAGGTAAAACGCCGTAGAAGCCGTCAAAAACTGTGAAATTAAAGCCCAGCTGACGTCTATAAGCATACCTTGCTGTATAAGGTACACTCCACCATACCCTGTAAGGGCAAAAACAACAGCAAATGCACTTATACCCAGGGTAATCCCCAAATTAAGCACTAGAAGCCATGTAAGGGCCATTGTGACCAACAATATGGCCAATTCGGCTGCCAGTGCATAACCTGGCACATAAGGGCTGTTTTCAATAAGAATACTTTCTGCCAAAGCAGCCTGTATTTTATGCGGCTCCATCAATCCGGCTGGTGTTGACAGCTGCGGCATTATGCCTTTGGCCGTAAAACCGACAAATACAAACTTTCCAGCAACGTCCATTTCTGCCAGATCAGTCTGTGGAGTATTCACGAAACTTATCCATTTACGCCCCAATGGATCTACTGGGACCGGATTAAGGCCCTTTACCCGTATTTCTGATAATCCATTATCACTGGTATTTATAATGTAAGTGTCTGCTTCAGCTAATATCTTTAGGACCTCAGTACCAAAAGCGGGTACCCATCCATCCGGTGTGCGCATCAAAAGCGGTAAACGTCGGACCAGGGAGTCTATTTCTGGCCTGGCAACAGCAATACCTTGATTGGCATTTTGTTTGAGGATCTCTATGTTTTGTATGACACCTTCTACGTTGATGCCACCAACGTCGTCGCCAAGTATCACTGTTCCTGTTGTTGGCGGATACTCACCGTTGTCATTTTCAAACATAGCCAGGACACTCGGACCGTATGAAAGCGCTTCTGCAAACTGAGCGTCACCGCCAAATCGATCTGGTTGTGGAAAGGCTATAACGTAGCCTACACCCATAGCACCTTCATTTAATAAGTCTACTTGTATCCTGGCTAAAGTTTGTCTGCTCAGAGGATAGCCACCCTCTTTTTCTATATCGGCTTCTGTCACGTTTAAGATCGTGAAGTAACCACTAGGTTGTTGTTCTGGTATTAGCGCATCAAATGTTTTGAGCTTGAGCACCTCGTATGGTGCAATTTCGTAAACTACCGGCAGACTCAATACAGCCAATAAAAATAC